CACCTATTGCGGCCGAACCAGGTAAAACAATAAACTTACCCAACATAGTTTCATATTTCTTCCTATTAACAATATAAGAAATTAATATGTAATAGGCAATATAGTTGATTAAAACCAAAAAGTCCAACTCTTTTGTAACAAAAACCACAATTGAATTTCCAAGAAATCCCCACATAAAATTAATAAGTGTTTCACGGATTAACTCACCGGGAGTTGTTATTGCTCCCAACACATTTATCTCTTTTGATAAACCTTTTTTATTTTTCACCACCATATTGTCTATCTAAGTAATCAAACAAATTTAAAAACTTAGGAACCTCCCCATTTTTAGTTATATAATATTCTCTTAGTTTTGTACAATTAAGACCATATTTCCTATCATGACCTAATCTGTCTTCAACGTATTTAACATCAACCTCTTTGTTTAAAATATAAGAAATATTTTTAATAATATCCAAATTTGTCACTCTGAAAGTTGTTCCAATATTATAAGTGGTATTTACAATCTCATGGTCAAACATTAAATCACAAATGACTTTTACATTATCATAAACATACATCCATTCTCTAACCTGTAATCCGTCACCATAAACTGGAATTGGTTTACCTTCACCGATAGATCTTGCAATTGTTGGTAAGAATTTTTCCTCAAACTGATGTTCACCAAAATTATTACAAGTTCTTGTGATGATATATGGTAAACCATAAGTTCTATTAGCAGATAACACTAACATATCAGATGCCGCTTTAGTTGCGGAATAATATGAGCTAGACTTTAAACTATCATCTTCAGTTGCCGTATGATTAATTGCAATGTGTTCATCCATATCACCATATACCTCATCAGTTGAAATGTGTATGAATTTTTTAAGGTTCTTATTTTTTCTTGATATCTCCAATAAATTAAATGTTCCTTCAACATTAGTTCTAACAAATGGTAACCCATTCTTAATTGAATTATCAACGTGAGACTCAGCAGCAAAGTGAACCATGTAATCAAAATCACCAAGTTCATCTTCCGTTACATCACAAATGTCTTTTTGTAAAAAAGAAACATTGTGTTTAATATTCATTCTACGACCAGCGTATGTTAGTTTATCAACACAAAGAACATCACATTCAAAGTTATTTAATAGGTGATTTATAAATGCGGATCCTATAAACCCCGCTCCTCCTGTTACTATTATTTTCATTTTTTTTCTAATGTTTCTATATGATGATATTTTCTAAAAACTCTATCTTCCTATCAAGATAAAATTTAGCCTTTTTTAAATCCTCAATTTCTTTTTCCGGATTTTTTTTACCCGCCCTGCTTATATATTTAAAACAGTTTCCTAAATGGAAATCAAATCCATATACCTCAATAATTTTAATTACCTCATAAGTTTTATCATCACCAAATTGATAATGGTTAGGATGATTAACTTGTTCTACTTTTGGTGGAGGACACTCACAAAATACGTTAGCTCCACATACACATTCTTTTTCCATTATTCTTCTCTATATTCTTTTAATAATTCATCATTTGAAATTGTTCCGTATTTTTCATTAAGACCTTCCATATCAACATCCTTACTCATCATTATTTTAACATCGTAGATTTGATCGGTAGTATTTAAAGATATGTCAATTTCTTTAATAATTTTGTATGGGTCAGCATTTGATCCAGGTCTTCTATCCTCAACATAACCTTTCCAATTTTTTGCAGTATCTCTTGGAACTCTAATTGATGCTCCACGATCTGAAACCCCCCAACTAAATTTATCAATTGATTGTGTTTCAAATTTACCAGTTAAACGAAGATTGTTATCTGACCCGTAAGCTTTAATGTGAGCCTCATGTCTTACTTCAAACGCATTAAATAATGACATAAAATATTTTTCGTTACCATCATTTCTCATTTTATCTGTGGAGAAATTTGCATGAAGTCCAGATCCGTTCCATTCTCCTTTTTGAATTGGTTTTGGATGTAGATTAACCCCATAATTATATTTTTCAGAGATTTTATATAAAAAGTACCTGGTCATCCACAAATCATCACCCGCCTTTAATTTACCTTTTGAAAATACTTGGTATTCCCATTGACCTAATGCAACCTCAGCGTTGATCCCTGTAATATCAATTCCGTATTTTAAACACATATCCATATGTTCTTCAACAAAATCTCTTCCTGCAACATATTCACCGACACCACAATAATATTTGCCTTGTGGTTCCAAGTTGTTTTCATTGTGACCTAAAATACATTTGTTTTTTTTATCATAGATAAAATATTCTTGTTCAAACCCAAACCACAAATCTTCTTGATCTCCAATTAGTTTTGATCTTGTATTAGTTTCGTGTGGTGTACCATCAGAGTTCATTACTTCACATAACACGTAAATTGTGTTTGTATTATCACAAAAATAATGTCTAACAGGTATTAAAATACAATCAGAACTATTACCTTCCGCTTGTAATGTTGATGACCCATCAAAGTTCCATTCAGGGAAATTATTTAGAACTAAACAATTTTTAATTTGTTCATAGTCCACAATTTTAATCTTACTTCTAAGGTTTGGCTCCGGTGTATATCCGTCAATCCACACATATTCTAACTTAACTTTCATTTATTTTTATTTATATAATTTATTATTTCTTCCTTGTTTTTTCCCTCATTAAACATTCTGTAGACATTGCGTGAAAATTCATCCGTACACAACACTGCGTCGGCATCTAAATAATTCATAATATCTGTAAGGTGGTTGAGGATGTTTTCTTTCTTTAAAAATCTTTTGTTAAAACCCATTTTTAATCTTCTAAAAATTCTTTTTCTTTTTTCTTATCCTCTTGTTCAATATTGTAATTTCTCGTTTGATTAATTAACATTATTGTTTTTCTTTTAAATAATGGTAATAATGTTTCTTCAATTGGGAAATCACCTTTACTAATCATTTCTAACACCGGTAACTTTGTTTTATTTTCGGTCTCAGAAAATGTAGTTATTATCTTTGGTATTGTCAATTTGTTTTTATCATCACAATAAATTAATTTAACATTTGTCTTATTTTCTGGTGATTTTTTTGCTGCCGGAGATACTTCATACTCCCAAACATAATACTTGTTGTCTCTCTTATCCAAATGGAAGAAGAAACCTTTGTTAGATAAAATTTCTTTTTTATTCTTCCTGTATTTTGCCTCAATACTATCATAAACTAATGTCCACACAGATTTTGCAATATTGAAATATTCAGTCATTCTTGGTGCGGTGTATTGTAAAATCTTTATAAATTCTTCATACTCATCATTTGACATCTCAGGAACACTTTTAATTTTAAGATCTTTCACTAAAAGTTCGTCATCAACTGAATTAAATTTTTTGTTTGTATATATGATTTTCTTATCCCTGATAAGTGTTTGTATGTTTGCTAAATGTAATGATAATTCTATAAATCCAGGATAAAGTTCCATGTTATCTAACTTTTCACCCATGCGTTGGAAATATGATAGTAACTTATATTCCTTATGTTCCCTATCAATTGGCTTTTCAAACATCCAATCGGTGTCCATTACAAATTCTATTTTTTTATTTCTTGCCATTACCCATAAACATAATGATATAATTGTATTCTGTAAAGGTATTAGTCAATTCTCATTACAACAAAAGTTGAATCATTAACTGAAACGGTATCATATTCATTGTTGTAACTACTTATTACACTATAATCATTCTCATCAACTAAATCATTTATTAAACTTTGTCTATCTATAAAATTATCATAGTTCTCACCCATTTGATCTAACCAACCCACTGGGTCATCTTTAATTTCTCCTAACCTATCCTCAACGGCTTCTTCAACCTCATCGTCATTTAAATCACCATCTGGGTCATCTCTTATATCTTGTATTTCAACATCAATGTCTTCTATTTCACTTTCAATTTCTTCAACCCTTGATTCATTATCCGACTCATGTTCACCATCCTCATCTTCATCTTCATAAGTTACTGACTCAACTTTTTTACCGTTTTGGTAAATTTGCCATTTATTTTCAGACCATTCAACAATTAAAATATTATCCATATAATCATTAAATTTGAAGTATTTTAAATCTTCAATATCTTCCTCTATAAGAGGAGATCTAGCTCCACTTGAAATTAAATATTTTTCGGTTTGAAGTGACCTTTTTTGGTTTTGTAATTTTTCAATTTCTTTATCTTGTTTAACACTAGTTTCCCTACTAACATCATAATTTTCAGGATCGCTCGTAACCCATTCACGAACCGCGTCTTCATAATATTCTGCAACTTCGTCACCATCAATATGGTAAGATAAAGTATTTTTATCAAAATTACTTAAATCATTTAACATTTCATCATAATACTCTTTAAGGGAACTATCCGCTTCATTTTCAGTTCCAACCGCATAAATATAACCACTAGCATCATTATGTATTGACCTAAATGTATATAAGTCATAATGGGAACTTTCAGGTATTAAATCATACACATCATTATCTTTGTCCTTAAGTTCATCAATCTCGGATTGCAAATCATTTTGTTCAATCTCCAATTCATCAACAATTTCAGAATCTTCCTCGTTATCTATTCTTTCCTCAAGTTCTTCCATTCTTTTTTCTAAATCTTTTAATTCTTCACGTTCTCGTCCATCTAAATATCCAATATCACCTTCTTGAACCATATAGTCAAAAACTGCGTTTGCCATTAAACCTTCGTCATCAATATTAGAATTATTTAAATCCCATTCACCATCTTCTCTTCTTTGTCTTGCTTCAGCCCTTAAAGCCATTTCTATTCTTCTTTCAAGTTCTTTACTATATGGTGTGTCCCAATAACTTAAACTACCACCAACTGTAACACCTTCAAGACTTACAATACCTGAAGAACGAACATTTAAATCACCAGTCACAATTAACTCACCCAAATTAGTTATTTGCTTTAACCCTATTAAGTTTAGATTACCATTAACTCTTATTTTTTTACCTCTGAAATCAGGAAACTTAGGAATCGCTTGTGCTTTATAATTAACAGACTTTAATAGATCAATATATTCTTGTGGAGTGAAATCTTCATACTCAATATTATCATCTTGTTCAATAATAATATTCTTTATTAATCCAATTAAATCACTCTCGTTAATCCTTATAACTTTTTTCATATTACAATAAATATTTAATGGTTTACAAAATATGTGTAATATCAGATATTTATAATTAAATAAACCTATTAAAACAAATATTATGGGATGCGGATGTAAAAATAAAGCGAATCAACAAAATGCACAAGCGCCTCAACAAGCTCCTAAACAACCAGCAACGAATCATTCTTCGGTTCAA